AACAAGGCCCGAACCATAAGAGAAAGTGACGAGTGATTCACCTGCAGGAGGAGTAATATTAGGTGTACTACCATAAGTAGCAGTACAAGCAGCAGAACTATTAGGATTAAGATAATAGTTAGTGGAGACAACTGCACCGGCAACAACGGCAGCAGTTGTAAAGTTTACTGGAGATGTAGCAACCAAAACTCCAGATTGAAGAATACGAGTGAAATTAGCACCGGTATTAGTGACTGCTAGTTGATAAGGTCTTAAAACATTGTCGCCATTACTAGGAATAAGACTTGTTGCAGTGCTAGAAAACCAAGGATAGCCTCTACCTAAAAGTGGAGTTGTATTAAGTGTAGTGTAAGGAGGATCAGAAAAGACAGTTCCCGCAAGATTGACCATACCAATACGTGCATTAGAACCAGTGTTAGCTGCTTCAATACGCATTTGTGAAACAGGGAAATCAAAGATAGCATGTGAATGCAAATTTGGAGTAGAGAAAAGATCTGACCATTTCTCAACATCAGTGATAGGAGCAGCTTGAATATTAGGAGGAATAACTTGGATGAATCTAAAATCAGGAGCTAACTTGTTAAAGATTTCAACGTCAATTTGATTAGTACCTGTAGAAGAGGTATTCAACTGAAGGATGACAAAGATGACAAAGTAGCCACCGATGTTATTAGGATCTGAGAAGTCATTACTCATGTAATGATACATTATAGGACGTTGATCAGGAATATGTTTTGAAATAGCTTCAAGAGTCTTAGGGTCAATAACACTATATTCGAAAGCAGTAAATTGAGCAACAGTTTTAAGAGTAGTAGGATCAATGTTAGGAGGGATACGAGCAATACCGAGCGCACCAGCGTGAAAGCCAGTACCTGCAACCTTAGCCTGATATTCCAAGCCTCCATTCCAAGCATTGAAGATACCTGAAAGGTAGGAAATGATGTTATTAGCTCTAAGAGGAGTAATAGGAATGTTTACTAGTAAAGTACCAGGAAGTTGGCTTGTTGACCAGGTAAAACGTTGTAAAGAAATATGCTGTTTCTTGAGGTACCCCATGATGTCATCTGTAGAGACATTGGCATGACGAGGTCCCTCAATAGTTGGAGCTGGACGTCCGGCAATAGCAGGAACATCAAGACCCGTAGCATCTGTACTCGAAAACGTTGAACCTGTAGCTACTTCACCAATTACTTCTGGCATGGGTGGGTTATTTCCGCCGTTCTCCATTTTGATGTATTAAATCTTAATTCTGGTTCAATTATTAAATCTGTATTATATATTAAATTTTCTTTCAAAATTGGACAATCTATATTAAAATTCGTATTAAGATAGTTTATATTATCGGTTAAGTTTAAACTTAAATTTGATTCGCTTTGTAAATTTTCTTTTGGCAATTTCGAAATTGCGAACTGTGTTAATAGTTCGCCGTACCTATTTGTTACTGCATCTCCTACTGTGAAACCAAAATATTTATGACCATAATCTACAATATATTTACTATTTAAATTAAAGTTATCAAAAGTATATTCTTTAAAAACTGTACTAATAATACGATACATTAATTTATCAGGTTTAAAGCGACGATTATCAGGATAATAAACATATTTACATTTAGTAGGATTATTATAATAAAATTCTGCTTTTTCTATTTGTTGATGCGATTTAGCTCTTATATATTCATAACAATGCATAATACTAACAAATGATCTGTCTCCAAAAATAAAATTTCTTTGATAAAGAGGATGTAAATTATGTTTGATATCAATACTAATTATTTCTTTAGTTTCAAGTTGCGGAAAATTAGAACAAAAGTAAGTTTCATAAAAAGCTTTCTCAAAAGTGGGTAATTTAGGTAAAACCATTTGGTAAGTTTTAGCACACTGCAATAAATGTTGACGTGTTCGTTCAAATACTACTTTCCCTTTAAGTGCAGCTTCAGATAAACAAGTCAAAGCTGAAAGTCCTATAGTTGATGGGTCATAATGTACTGATTCTCCTCTATAATATTTATGACGTTTTGAAGCCTTACACCAATTTAACATTTTAAGAAAACAGTTATCTTCTAAAGCTCCTACTAAAAATTTTTGCTTAACTCCATTAATATTAACAGTTACATATTCAAAACTTCTTTTTAAAAATGTTAAATTATCTAAAGGTTCTATTTTTAATTCTGTTTCCTTATCTGCTGATGTAATTGTAAATCCTATTTCATTTAAAACTAATTGAATATTTTGAGGGTTATACCAAGAAAGAACATCTGGGTGTATTGTTTTAATAAGATCATCTCCGAAAGTAGCATCTGTTGTGTATTCATCATATTTATAAAATTTCTCTTGGCAATATTGTGCTGATAAAACCTTCCAAGCATAACGCATATTTAAATTCCCGGCAATATTGTTCTTACCTCCAGTATCTTCTCCTCCAGACATCAAACCTCCCGGACATTCAATTATTAAATCATCTACTAAGACTAAAGGACGATTTTCTTGTTCATGAAGTTTCCTACGCATGTCGTCATCTGCTTGACACCAATTTGGATCTGTTTCCTGATAAATTCGATTGTATATTTTATGATATCTTTTCAAAAATTCTTCTGGATGAGAAGAATCAAAACCTGTATAATCACAATTCATTCCTAAATTACCAGTTCTTAATAAATATTTATGTAATTTTGAGTATTCTATAGAAGAAGCATTAATTCCTATCTTAAAAGGTATTGATGAATTAACTAAAGTTAGTAACGCCTGTGCTGCACCATAATATTTCTTCATTGCCATGAAGTGATATAATGGTCCCATCTCAAAAATTCTTGTTCCACAATCTCTAATTTTCTTTAATTTTAATACTTCATCCTTTTTCTGTGCAACGTAAATAACAGCTGTTCGCCCTTCATTATTTTCTAAATAGTTCAAATATGAATTTAAATCTGATTGTATCTGTTCACCGTATTTATTCTTTGCAAATTCATACTTACAAGTATCTAAATTAAAATAAAATGCATCTGCTTTATGTGTCATACCTCCACATTCATAAGAATGAGGATATCCGACTCCACTACTCATATTTAAACTGGGTGATGTACTATAATAACTACAACCATTAATAATTTCATCTATTGTTAAAATTTTACTTTGCATTCCAACTCTACGAATTCCTTCTAATAAAACTTCTGATAATTCTTCAACACATTCATCTAAATATTGCAAATTAATTGATTTTTGTTCTTTAGCAAACTTATTTAAACCTTTATAAATAATATTATAACATGGAACTTCTAAACGAGGATCTGTTTCTGACAAAATTGAAGGCTCGAAAACTGTTTCATCATCAGTAGAAAAAGGAGAAGGATATATTTGTGTTAAATGACTAGAAAAAGCTTTATTACTTACAAAACTTCCATCTTTATAATTTCCAGCTCTACCAACACACCTAAGTGGTGTTTCTAATCCTAAAGGTAATTCTAATTCTTCAATTGTTGCCTGTTGGAAAGGTAAAACAACAATACTCTCTTCCTTAATTTCTTCTGTCATAGTTACTTCTTCTTCTTCAAAATATAAATCTGATCTAAAAACTACTGATGTTAAACCATGTATATCGTCTGCCGCAACGTGTAAACCTAAAATCTTTTCTGGATATGCTGAATTACAAATTAACATGGGACTTCCACAAAAACCTGCTTGTGTCTGAATTGGATGGTTCCCTTCTAGAGATTGAACATTATACAACAAACCATCTTTAAGCTTACTATTTCTTATTTCTAAAACACGTTGTTCTTTTAAAGTAATTGGTTTTTCATAAATATTTCCTGTTGGTGACCTACAATATAAAGTTGCTTTAAAACCAT